CCTAGAGATCGAGGCGGGGCGAGACCCGTACCAGGAGGAGAATGGACGATGAGCGATATCCCAACTTGGCATGAGCGCGCGATGGCGCATCCCGATCACCAGACCGGCATGGTGTCGGATAGTATGATCCGCGCGCGCATGTGCGAGGAGATCGAGGAGTTGCGCGCCCGCGTCGAGGTGCTGGAAAGGGTGCGGGAGGCGGCGCAGGCATGGAGGGAAGACATGACCATGCCGACAGATCATGCCCGGTCTGGCGTGATCGGGCGGCGGCTGATCAAAGCGCTAGCGGAGATCAAGCCATGAGCCGACAAAGAAAATACGAAAAGGGCGAACCCATTCGCTCCCTAATCAATTTGGCGCATGAGTTCAGAGGTCAAAACTACATATTCCACAACAGCAAGCCCTTGCATTTCGGTTTCTGGGGATCCTGGCCCATGCGCTATCTGGCAGCAGAAATGCGCGCGGGTCGGTTGTTCTATGCCCGCGCAACAGCAAAGGAGGATAAGCCATGAGCCGGCGAAAGAAAACCGATGGCGAGCGCATCGCCGACAGCGTGTTCTCTGGCCGATATCAATCGCACGGAAGAGCATTCCCTTCAGAGCTAGCCATTGTCATCGACCGCCTCATCCGCAAGCGCATGGCCGAAGCGTGGTACATAGGCTATGAACAGCAATTTTATTACGGAGCGCTGTCTATCAACCCATACCGAAGAAAGAAGAAGGAGGCCAAGCCATGACCGATACGATATGTTTTGTCGTCGATCAGATACTTTTTTGTTTGTCGTCAATCAGCGACATCCAAGCTGCGTTTAAGGTCAAGCCATGACTAACATCATAGAGAAACTCTGCATCGTAGAGAATGGTCCCTGGTGGGATTTGTTGAGTCCTGAAGCAAGGGATTACTCCCGCAAGTATTGGGCAGATGTCTTGGATACCATCGAAGCTGCAGACTACAAGGTGGTTACCAAGCAGCAGCATGCAGCGTGGATCCAGCGGGACTACCATGAGGCGATGTCTGCGGCATTCCAAGCGGGGAAGAAATGACGGAGGTCCCGAAACTTTTATTCGCATTGTATGTGTTGGCCTGCCCCGCCGACGAAAGGCCTGGACACCGGCAATGCGTGGTGGTAATCGACACCATGGATTCCGTGGCGGAATGCCGGACCCGCTACCAGGAAATCAAGGCGACCCTTCCGGCAACCCTGCACCTGGGTTTCCCAGAGTGCCACAAGAGAAGAGACAGAGATGAAGCTGACAAATAAATACAACCTTCCGCAGCCCATGGTTGCAGCCCTGGAGGCAGATGACTACGATAGCGGTGGGGCAGACATCACCGCAACCTCCCTTTGGAAGCCCCCCTACATGGTGGCCCTCCAGAAGCAGCACCCCGACATCGAGGTCGATGCCAGCGATCTTCTCCAGTCCCTGCTGGGCAAGGGCTTCCACGCAGTTATGTCCCAGTCAGATCAGATGGGCATCGTGGAGAAGCGTCTCTTCACTCATGTCGAGGGGGTCAATCTCAGCGGGCAGTTTGACCGACTCATCCTGGAAGAGGGAATCCTCCAGGACTACAAGGTCACCAGCGTTCCGCGCTTCAAGCATCAGTTGGTGGAGTCCGAGTGGGAGAACCAACTCAACACCTACGCATTCCTGCTGCGCCGCCACGGTGTCGAGGTCAAGGCGTTGCAGATCGTGGCCTTCCTGCGGGACTGGCATAAGGGATCCGCTGCCCGCAGCCTGGAATACCCATCGATGCCCGTCCAGGTTGTTGACATCACATTGTGGGATGCAACCGAAGCTGAAGAGAAGATCGCAGATAGGATCCTGCAGCACAAGGATCCCTCCCCCTGCAGCCCTGATGACCAGTGGTATAAAGCCCCCAAGGTTGCCGTGATGAAGGACGGGCGGAAGACTGCCGTCAAACTATTCGATAGCCAAGGCGAGGCGGAATCCTTTATCAGCAATGCCAAGGATGCCAAGCAACTCTACCTTGAGACGCGGAAGGGAAGCTACCTGCGCTGCGAAGAATACTGCAGCGTCTCCTCAGTCTGCCCCCACTGGAAAAGCATCCAGGGAGAGTCCGCATGACCAGCATCGAAGAGATCCGCAAGAGACATGAAGCTGGATCCGGCACCTTGCCCATCGTTGGATTGGCGCAGGCAGAGACAGACCGCGCCACACTGCTGGCCGAAATTGACCGGCTAAGATCGCAGGTCCTTACGCTGGAGGCAGTGGGGGCCGAATCAGCAGATGTGATTGATAGATTGATGCGCGATAGCGACGTTGCGCGGGCAGAGATTGAGCGGCTGCTAGAAACTCTACGCAAAATTTACGACATGGTTAGGCCCCACAAAGTGCGGCATGTTCCTCGTGAGTTCATGAACGAAACTGTCCTGGAGGTTTGGCAAATTGTCAAAGAGGCACTGGAGGTCAATCCATGATCTTCACGATTGGAACTACACTTGCTCTGCTTTCTTGGTTTGTCTTAAAGGTTAGTGCCATTGCTGACATCGATCTGTCGGAAGGAGGACTTGCGGCACTGGCACTAACCTTTATCTGCGGTGTAGTGTTGGTCTTGTGGTCAGTGCTTACCTTGGCCTGGGGATTCCTACCATGATCGACAAGCAAGCCAAACTATTGTTTTCTGTTGCCTTCTTGGAAGCCATTCGCATCAGCCCAAAGCGGTGGGCATATAAAGATGATTGTACCCGTAGGTGGTACATCGTATCGGAAAAGCAGATGCTGGCTTTATATGATTATTGTGCAGATCCGCATGTCATTGATGCCTATTCTATTTGGTGTGCCAATCATCTTGCAAAAGAGCTGCCTCAAGGATGGCAACCTCCCGGAAATCCATATAGGTGAAAGGCCAAGCCATGACCTACACGCATATCGGAGGTAGCATCTTCCGCAATGGGCGTCAGATACTGGTGATAGTGCCAGTGTCTGGCAAGCCCGCAGAGAGAGACAAGATCGTAGACAAACTTGTAAGGATGCTGAACCGTGATCAACCTAAAAGATCTACCCCCAAGTCCAAATCCCGTCGAGATAATAGCGACCCTTGAGGAGTGCTTCTTCCACATGCAGCGATGCGCGGATGCTGGCACTTTCCACGGGCTGCACTTTACCAACGAGGTGGATGCCATGCGGGCAGAAGATCTCTTCTCCCGGCTTGCTTTCCTCACCAACCAGTATATGGGGAATCCCGATGGATAAATGGGACCAGCGTTTCCTCGACCTCGCCGCCCATGTCGCCTGCTGGAGCAAGGATCCAAGCACCAAGGTCGGCGCCGTCCTCGTCGGCACCAAGCGGCAAATCGCCTTGGGATTCAACGGCTTCCCGCCCGGCATAAAAGATTCCACTTTTCGCTTGACCAACCGGGAAATCCGTCTACGATACACGATGCACGCCGAGAGAAACGTCCTCGACAACGCGGAGTTTTCCCCGGCGGGTTCCACCCTCTACACCACCCATCCACCCTGCTGCGCCTGCGCCTTGTCTATCGTGTCGAAGGGAGTCCGTCGTGTGGTATCACTACCGATGTCTAGCGATTTTCGCAGCAGATGGGGTGCGGAAGTTTTCAACAGCCGCGATGTCCTTTCTGAAGCGGGTGTTCAGGTGAACTTCTGATGCTGAGAATGAAGTATACAGCGACCACAAAAGTAGAGATCAACAAGCATCCTCCCGGTACAACCGTATTGGCGGAGGATATTGTGTACCCAACTACCGTACAGCTTCCCGATGGGATGTTGAGTTGGGCCTTTGAAAATGAATTGGAGAATGTGCAATGCCTGTTTTCTCTCAACACCCCAACCAGCGGCGCGTGAAGCTGCTGCTTCTTGGGGATCCCGGGGCTGGTAAGACTGGCCTCCTCGCAACCCTAGCCAACCAGGACTACAAGGTCCGCATCCTGGATCTCGACAACAACCTCGGCATCCTCTCTGCCTACCTCAAGGAAGGCAAGGCTGACAACATCAGCTACTGCAGCATCAGCAGCAAGGATCCCGACAGTTGGAAGAAGTCCCTGGCAATCACCACCAAGTGGACTCTGCCCGACGAGGACCTCGGCTCCGTCGATACCTGGGATAGCAACACCGTCCTGGTGGTGGACTCAGCCACCTTCTGGAATGATGTCTGCATGTCCCAAGTCTTGAAGGAGAATGGGGTCGCGGACGACAAGGCTGGCTTTGATCGCAGCCTCTGGGATGTGATGCGGAAACGTTTCGAAAATCAGATTGCCCGCCTCACTTCCGAGAAGTATAACTTCCACCTCATCTTGATTGCCCATCTGCGGCTGATCGAGAACCAGAAGACTGGCGGGATCCTCAAGTCCTTCCCCAGTTTCCTGGGCCAGCAACTCCCCACCATCGTGGCCCGATACATGAACAACGTGTGGTTGGCGTCGCGCACCAAGGACGGAAAGCCCGTCTTGCAGACGCAGACTACCCGTGATATGGGCTACCTGAAATGCAGCGCACCCCATCGGGTGACTGCAGAGGCACCATTCGATCTGGGTGCCATCTTCAAGCAGATCGAAAACTGAAAGAGAAGAGAAGCAAGATGACTGATTTCTGGAGCAAGACCCTCGAAGGCGTCGAAGACATCCGGGAAATTCCCCCGGGCCGTTACCTCGGCTACGTCTCCGGCTACAAGCTGGACGTTACCCAGGACAACAAGCCCTTCGCCGTCCTTGAATTCAAGGCGCGCGAAGCCCTCAGCGGGCAGGATCTGGATGGCGTCGAGTTGAACCGCGCCCTCCGCAGTGGCCGCCTCTACTTCACGGATGCTGCTGCCAAATACAGCAAGGCCGCCCTGAGGAAGATCGCGGACATCAACGACAAGCTGCCGTCGAAGGAGATCTTCGAGAACCTCGTTGGATGCGAGGTCAAGTTTGACTACAAGGCTGAGAAGGCAAACAACGGGAAGGAATACATGAACGTCACTTCCTGGATCGCAGCCTGATGTAGGAACGCTGGGTGGATGCGGTGCCTCCTAACGTATCCACCCAGCAACCCCCGGAGAATATCTATGGATATGCAGACAGCCTTCAACAAATCCTACCTCGGCTTGATCAAGCAGGGCAAACCCGCCTTCAACAAACTGGAAGACGCCTGCAAGTACCGCATGCGAGACGGATCTCACATCATCAAGTGCGCCATCGGCCACCTGATTCCCAAGAAAGACTACATCCCCAGCTTCGAAAACAAGGAAGCCGATAGGATTTGGAATAGTCTTCCGCTGGGGATCCAGGAATTGCCCGTCGCTTTCGTCATGGATCTACAGAATTGCCACGATAAGTGGGCTACAAAGTATGCCACATTCTCTGGCTGGAAGAAAGACATGCGCGCCATTGCCGAGAAGTGGAAGCTTAAAGTCCCCAAGCAGAATCGAAAGGCAGCCTGAAGTGCCGAGATGCTGATCCTCCTAGACTACCCATCGGTGCATGACTTGAAGGCGGGGCTGCCTCTATCGGGGTACCCCGCCGCCCTCTACAAGATTGCGGCCAAGTATGCAGATTTGGGGCAGGTGGAATTCATCACCCTGTTCCCGCATCCCCCAAGGTTCGACAACCCCAGCCACTTCTTCCACAAGAAGAAGGAAGTCCCAGATGAAGCTGCCGCCAATCCTACCCACAAGCAGCTTGGATATCTCAAGTCGGAATATATCTCGGACTACCATCGTGTCGTCAAACGATGCCGGGATGCCAACCTCATTCTGTGTATGGGGGATCTGTCCCTCTGGTCCCTTACAGGGGAAAAGCTATCTGACCATAGAGGGACCATCCTCTACTCCCGTGATGATGTCCGCATCGTCCCAACGCACCACCCCCGGGCAATCGTAAAGGATCAAAGCCTACTCCCCGTGGTGGCCATGGATCTCCGCAAGGCGTGGCGCGAATCCATGAAGCCGACATCCACCTTCCCCCGCCGCAACATCCGCATAGTGGAGACGCAGCAGGACCTTGCGGAGATGGTGTCCAAGGTGCTGGCTGCGGGCACCTTCGCCTTCGACATCGAGACGCATCAGCAACAGATAACAATGATCTGTTTTGCATCGTCCCCCTCGGAAGTTTACGTCGTCCCCCTCGCAGATCCCTACCCCAAAGTCGAGGCGAAGGAAGCCATCCAGCAACTGATGGGATCCGCC